AGGTTTTTAAATTGATGATTATTGTCTTAAGTTATTGTTTTTATATTGAAATAAATGCTCCGAAGATGCCGCTGCATGTGTCGTTACCCTGAACCCGATGAGTTCTCGGGTGGAAATGGTTTTTTGGCAATATGAAACGATATTAGACTATATAAAATCACATGAAAAGTATTTTTAAGTATTTGTATTTTAATTAAAATGTCTGAAACACTACTAAAGTGCATGTCATGATACGATAATATACTTTATTTGCCTACTATCTGCCTATTTTTTCTAATTTGCCTATTTTTATTGGTTTTTAGCCTATTGTTTGCCTACTAAATTTTTACAATAAAAAAGGCGGTTAAACCGCCATTTGTGATGTTGATTCGATGCGCTTTCGTTCAATATAGGCTAACACATCCGCTTTTTTATAAATAATTTTTCGATAGTGGACTTTCGAAAAGGGAATACCACCTCCTTGACAGCGCTTTTTCTGCAACCAAGAGGTCGAAACATCAAGAATTGCCGCAAGTGACTCTGGGGAAAATTCTTCATCATCATTAGCAGCATTAAACTTTTCAATCTCAGCTTGTTTATCAATAGTTTTCATTTAGTTTTTCTCCACATCCGTTTTAGGCTTTGCCCACCAAAGTACAGGGCCATTTTCTGAATCAAATGCTGCAATTAAAAATAGTCCTTGTTCGGGTGGTTCTGGCTTCCATTTAGACCAATCACTAGTGTCGTCTTCCGGGATATCTTCAATATCCCAATAATCAAAGTTTTCGATTTTTATAGAAACACCCAGATTCTTTTGCAGTTGTGCCCATTGTTCTTTGGTATAAAACTCAGCGTGCTCTCCAATAGTGTCATGCAGCTCGATATCAGGATGGAACCAGCAGCTATTTAAATCATCTGGCAGTTCAATTGGTTGAATTTGATATGACATTTTTTTTAGTTCCTCAATTCATTACGTTCTTTCTTCAATTGACGCAGAAGGTTGTGAAGAGTAACGGTTACAGCTTTGTCTAAACTTTTAGTTGAATGAAATTCTGCAAGCTGAGAAAGCGCTAAACCAAAAATGTGGTATGCAAAGACCTTTGCAGCCTCAGGATTGTTTTTGAGAAGTTCCTCGGTACTTGGGCAAATAACTTCTTTAAAAATATGAACTGCTACCTGATCAGGAGTGCCCTTAAAACGGTTGGGGTTCAAATTTACTTCACCAATAATTTTGCTCATTGTTCAGCTCCCGATTCTTTTGGCACTTTATGGAAATACATCCAATGTGAAGGAGGGTCATTGTCGTAATTCGCCCAAAAATGATTTAAGTCCTCATCACATGTCATGTAGTCAATTTCTGGCTGAATATCTGGTGACTCTGACCAACAAATAAGAACCATAGTATCTGCCGGAGGCTCTTCGTCTTTTACACTGATCCAAGTTGGCATCGCCTGAGTTTTGGCTTCCCAAACTTCCTGCATTAATTCCAGATCGTTATATCCAAGAGAACAGCCAGCTTCTCGCACGACGTTCGTGATAACTCCTAAACTATTCCAATCAATTTTTACGATACCTTTCGTTTTGAGGAAGGCCGCAAAACTATTTCTTTCATTAACCATCATTTAAGCCACCATCTTATAAATACGTTTAACTTCATGATTCAGCTCATCCATTGCTGAGCGTCCTTCTTTGAAATACTTCAAAAGCATTAACTTGTAGCGCTCTTGAGCTGCTTTGTTCATCACACCTTCATTTGTCACTGTAAGGGTGGCTTTATTACCTTTAATAAGGTTTACGCCGTGAGGTGTGCCTCTGCCGCGATAACCAGCGTTAACGTTGAACACTACAAACTTTTCGAAAAGCTGCTGGGGTAGCAGCTTTGGCTCGAAAAGAAACTCTGGAGTAATCTGTTTCGACATTAGAGCGGTTCCTCCAGTAGGTAGTCTGGTTCGTTAGATAGGCTTTCTAATTCAGCTCTACGCTTTCTTACGTATCCCATGAGCTTTGGTTGAATCTGTGGATCGCGAGCTGCAACATCAATTTCAAGAGCATCCAAGGTAGTAAGGTCTGGTGCTGTCTGGATCTGAACCATTAATGATGGTGGTTCATTTGCTGGTGCCTTAGCTTTTTCGAGCTCTTCAAGTCGCTTGTGAGTGGCAAGAAGGAGAGGCTCCATTTGTTTGTCAGACCAAGTGCGGGTATAGCGATAAACTGCATTAACTTCGTCAGGTGTTTTTGACTCCCTAACTCGTTGCAGAAGGGTATCAAGGTTTTTTTGATATTCAGGATCTAATGTCGGGTCATTAGTAGTTGGTACTAATAGATCCTCAGAGGCGGTGACATTGGTTTGCTCTGTAATAACAATTGCTGGTTGAGCTTCAGCAACAATCTCAATAGGTTTTTTTATAACTGGTGATTGTTCAGTTTTTACCTCATGCTTTTTATTAGTACGCTTTTTAGTTTGTTTATCTTCAGACTCTAGCACTTCAACAGTTTTAAGAGGGGCATCTTTTATTGAATTACCACCTAATAATTTACAAAGAGCCTCATACTGTAATCGTGCATTATCTAAATCACGTTGTGCAAAGCCACCATCAACCATTGTGACAATGCCATAACCAATACCTTGATAAACATGCTTCTCAATAAAACCTGCAGGATTAATAACAAATACTTCAGCACCAACCTCTAATTCATCAACAGTTAAAGGCTTAGTAAATGTAATGCCAGCCAGTTCAATAGTTTCGATTTTGATGCAAAACTCAAAACCCGGTTTACCAAATACAGAAGCAGGGAATTGCTGTAAATCTTCGAAGTCCAACATGCCACCAGCGGAACGACAAAGAACAGTTTTACCCTTTTGAAGAGCTGCAAATGCTTCAGTAGCGTTTAATAAATTAGACATAAATAGCTCTCCTAATTAGTGATGTAATGACTGTGCTTGTTGAGTAATGTTTTTAGGTGCCCAACCCATTTGATCTGCACGTGCTTGGCATGCTCTAGTAATTCCAGATTCATAAGTAGTGCCTTTAAACTTCTTAATTGCCGCATTTAAAATGTTTGTATCAGGTGCATCTTTTATTGCTTTCAAAGCATCTTGATAAAGCTGGTCCTGAGTACGTTGAGGCTTGTGACTATGCGCTTGTGGCTCATTTGCTGGGAAAGCTTGATCAAAATTATTAAGATACTTACTACCATCAAAGTTGCCTAAGTAGACATCAGCGGCAACACCAATCGCTTTAAATGCAACACCTAAAGCATCAGTAACTGCTTTCTTGAAACCTTCATCATTAGCACTAATTCCATTTTTGTTTTTATCAACAATTGTGGATCCGCCAATTCCTGAGAATTCCTCACCCCAAACGCCATCTAGTTTGGTTTTTACAGCTACTTCGGCAAAAGCCATGACGCTGCCATCTGTGCAAGGCTCTGACCATAATTTAACGATTCTGTATGTCCAACCATGACCAACAGGGCCAAATGCTTGAGTCATAGCCATTAAACGCCATTGAGGATTAATGTCTGATTTGCCTTTCAAATAACCAAACTCAATTTTTTTAAGAAAATTGGTGGGTGTTTGCTTTACAGCATTCCAGATATGTAAGTTGTCTTTTGAATTTTCAGTAGTCATTTTAATTATCCTTATCTTGAGCCAGTGAAGCCGCGAGAACGTTTATAGTTTTTACGGTCAGGTGAAGGGATGTGTGAGCCACCTAAATCTTTTGCCAGTTGCTTAGAGCGCTGAAAGCTGATCTCTTGTGTGAGTACTTCCCAAACTCTTGGATAAGCAGCTTTGAATTTAGCCACATCTAAAGACGTCTTAACGTCATCTTTAACCTTGTAAAGAACTGTGCCATTTGCATTAGATGCGTAAACTGTCCAACCAATACGCACTGAATAAATACCAGTGTTGTCACGACCTAAATATGACTTGTAGCCGTCAGGGTGTTTTTTGAAGTTGGTCATGATTAAGCCTCTCCCTTAGGTTCTTCATAGATCCAGACTTTAGGGTTGCTATCAAACTTTGCAGAAAATACACCAGTGCCTTTCGTGCGGATAATTACACCTAGATCATAGGCGCACTGTTTTTCAGTAACTTTATGGCCTTTAGAATCCATACGGCGCACAACTTGCCATGTGTTGGGTTGGTTACCTTCTTTATTAATTTCGATGACAGTTTGTAGAACTAGTTGTTGGCGATCAGAGAGATTTAAAGATGAATTAGTCATGATTAAGCCTCCTCGATCCAACGGTTACGATCGATGTAGCCAACCAGAAGGGTGTTAATGTTTCTGTGGTCATCACGATTGGTAAAGTCATTGAAAGGCTTGCCGCGTAGATCTGTTACTGACTCAATTGCCAAGTTAGTAATTTCAGCGGTTGTAAAGTCTGAGCCCGTTACGCCGTAACTGTCGGGAACGCCTTCATAATCAAAAGTGACATTTAACTTAAAGCCGTCAATGCGTATAACGCCTTCGCCTGAGCGCTCACCAGTTTTCTTGGCAGCTAAAAGTTCATATTCAGAAGCAACCATTTGCTTACTTTCGTAGTTGTAATTAGAAGGGACGCTAGAATTAGCGCTACGATATTCACAAGAACCTAAAGCAACAAGTACAGCAATTGCTGTAATGCCAGTTACCTTATGCTTGTGTGGAATTACTTTTGCATTCATAATTGACCTCATGTAAGTGGAAAGCCCTGATTGCCGTGGAAAGTTGTCAGGGCTTTTTGCTGTTCATGAGAAAAATATACCTGCAAGGTAAAATAAAGTAAATACCTGTGAGGTGAAAATATGGGTAATTTTTTCTACTTGTAAGGTGTAATACAATTCGCAGACAATAAAAAACCCACAAATTGTGGGTCTTTTTGATGAGATTAATTTAATTAATTTTTCTAGATCGCTTTAGGATGATGTTGTTTATGTTGACTAGGAGGCACGATATCAGTAATTGCAGTAATACTTTCAACTTCGTCCATATCGAAAGTTAATTTTTCTCCACCATTAACAGCTAGAAGATTTAATACTCCATTATGTATTCCAATAAATTCTTTTATTGTACATCTGCCATCTTTCAAACATACCTGAACAAATTCGCTAGGAGTTAATTCTGCATCAGGATCACAAACTACATACCAACCGTTTCGAATAGCTGGATACATTGAATCACCAGTACCTTTTATTGCATATGCTCGATCCCCGGCAGTATGAGTCGGAACATAACCATCTCCAGCATTTCCCTCATAACCCATGTCAGAAAAATAACCATCCATTCCCATCTTGCTATACGCCTTAACTGGTACCCATCTTTTTGAAATTAATAAAGGTTTATCAATAATATTAGAAAAGATAACTGCATCTTCACTATCAGGAATATTATATTTTTTCTTAAATTCTTCTATATCAAATTGCTTGAATCCTAGTGAGTCAGTTTGAAGACTTGAATTATTTTGAAAATCAGATTGGTCTAAATATCCACGTGGCTTTTTAAATGCTTCCTCTATTTTTAAAGCAGTCTCATCACCAATATTCTTTGTTGGATTCTTACCAATATACTGACTCAATAATCCATAAGCCATTTCAATTTTATCGGCAAATTCAGAACGAGTTAGTCCCGATTCCTTCATCAACTTCCTGGTATTAGCAAGTCTAATCTCATGAATAGTCTTTAATTCACTCATTTTGTAATTCACCTCTAGCGCTGAACTCAAAAATACCTAATGGGTAAAAAAAATAAATACCCTTACAGGTTGTATTTTATTTACCTTGTAGGTATATTTATTTAATATATTTACCAGTGAGGTGTATTAATGCTTACTCTTCATAGCTACTGGCGGGGATTAAGTGAGAGTGAACGTATCAAATTCTGCAAAGACGCAGAAGTTACTTATGGATATATGGAAACTCACCTAATCCATGGCCGAAAAAAACCAAGAATGGAAACCATTCAAAAAATGGTAGACGCAAGTAATCAAAAACTAACTCACAAAAGCTTATTTGAATTCTTTCTAGGAACATCAAAAACAGCTTAGGAAACACCATGAGCAAATTATTAGTCGATCTATCTGCAAGTGCCAGAAATGACGTATCACGAATTTTGCAGGCACTTGCAACAAATAAGAATGTAGAAATTGCAGAGCATTTAAATGTTGATGCAAGCACATTGTCGCGAATGAAAAACGACAAGAAAAATAATGGCTTGACTGAAATTGAGGGCTTTTGCGAACTCTTGAGTTGCTTAGGTTTGAAAGTAGTACCTAAAGATTATCAAAGCATTGATAAAGAGCGGGTAGCAGCACTCTTGGTTATGTCTAAAAGTTGGATGAACCGTATTGAAACAGTTGATGACTTATTTCATGACGAAATCAGTGGGCAAAAGGAAAAGCTTGGATATTAAAAAACCACTACCTGCGCGAACAGGAGTGGTTAGTAATTCAATTACTGGCTAGAGGAATCGAATATGCAAACTAATTTATCAAATCAACAGCAAATAATCCAGAGCTGGTTTGAGCCAGCGCTTCATACACTTGGCGCATTAATTAAAAAATGTGAAGAGAACTTAGAGCGCATTAAAGCTGACACTAAAAATGCGGCAGTTAAGCGTGAAGAGTTTAAAGAGGCTTTGGCTCGTCAACATCGTATTACTTATATGCATGCTGAAGAAATTATCAAAAGTTTGGGTCGTGCAGGTCGGATCCGCTTCTTGGGTAGTACTTACATTCAGCTTAATAAGGGCGGTGAAGCATGAATAAATTTGTTGATGCTAAACGTTCTTTCAGAACACAGTTTGACTTAAATTTCTCTGAAAAAATCATAGTAGATTTTTTTGCAGGTGGTGGGGGTGCCAGCACAGGTTTAGAAATGGGACTAAATAGACCTGTTTATGTTGCTGTAAACCACAATCCTAAAGCAATTTCTAT